GGCGGCGTTAGCCCACAAGAGATCAGTAGCAACAATCTCTCCATCTTCGACAGAGAGAGAGAAAGCACCGTCAATCGCGGCATTATAGAGGGTGGCGTGGATTTGGTCTTTTCGATTTATCATGAGGGTAGTATACCACAGATTTAGAAACTTGCAAGCATTTTTTATTCTTTTTTTCTCAGGTCATAGGTCATAGGTTAAATAGACAAATAGCAAATAGGCTATTAACGCCGATTATCCAGACATAACTCGTTGGTTATCAACGAGTTACGACGATGCGGGGGCCGCGCCGTCGCAACTGCCTGAGCGTCAACGACTTACGACTTACACGAACTCGACATCCTCCATGAAGAACGCTCGCACAGCGTCCTCGTTGATCGCGTCACTCAGATCGTCAGCGTCATCCGCACGGCGATCCTGACCACCCGACCGCCACGCGCCCACCTGCGTAGGCTCGTCGTAGTCGTGACAGGCGCGAGCGGGAGGCAACGCCTCCAGCAACTCCTCCATGCTAAGGGTTCCGTAGTATCCGTGATTGTAGGCTTCTTTGTCAGTCATGGGTATACTATACCACAGGCTCGCAGAAACGCAAGCGTTTTTTTGTGTTTTTATTCGATTCTTTGTAACTCACTAAGCGTCAACGAGTTACGACTGCGCGGGGGCCGCGCCCCCGTAACCCCCTGAGTATCAGTGAGTTACGGTGTCAAGCGTTTTTTTCTTTTTTTTTACGCCACGGTCAGGTCATCGCTCCCGACCATCAAGTCCTCTTTCATGAGATTGGCGCGGCAGAGCGGGTGAATGTTTGGTCGGGTGTCCCTACGCAAGCGCAAGACGGTTGCGAGTATATCCTCGCACACCTTGCGAAACTCGCGGATATCACGCCGCTCCTCAACTGCCTCATGGCACATGGTGATGATGACTGCGGCGGTATAGGTGTCAACCTTACCCTCAAGAGAACACCCTGCGCCCCTTTCTTTGGTTCGGCAAGCCTTGAGGGTTTCAACGATCACGGAGTAGATGAATGCTGGTTTTTTGACGGTCATGATTAAAGGTAGTTTTGAATTTGTGTTAGTATTAAGAGAACGAAGCCGATTAAGTAACTGAGATTATGAAACATTATGGGCGCATCTTGATTTTTTCCACTGCTTCATCAAGCTTGCGCTCGATCTTTTTGAAACCTGCTCTTTCGAAACTGTCTTTTGCCCAGTCTGCATTTGCAGATGCGATTCCAGAAATGCCCTGCACTGCAATGCGGAGCTTGAAGATTTGATCTTTGAGATGTTCGATTTGTTTTTCTTGGTCTGTCATGGTGTAACTATACTCTATGATTTGAATTAGTGCAAGTGAAAAGATGATTTTTTTTCAGTTTTTTATCGGCCTATGCCGAAGCTCACGCGACCGTGTGCGATGTCAAGCTGTTCGCCGTGTGCCTTCCATGCCGCTTCACGGCTAGGGAACTCGACAATGCGACCAGTTCCCTCCGCGATTTTAGCGAAAGGATTACGGATGAGACGCTCGCACTTTTCGCGCCTCCAGTTACCGCCGAAGCATACCTCTTCAGAGATGCCCCTGTGGGTTTTCTTTTTACCGAAGAGAACGAAGAATGGTGTTTGCTTATCTTTCATGCTGTAAGTATACTATAGGTTTGGGGTAAAGTCAAACGAAAAAGTGATTTTTTTTTTCTTTTTTTATGGCTTATAAAAGCAGGTAACGATTTCAACAGCACAAGCGGAGGCGAGCAGGACAACCGTGCCGATAGTGAAGAGGGTGGCGAGGGTGACAATCCAAAGACAGATTCGATCTTTCATGCCTGTAGTATAGCACACCCCCAGCCAAACGCAAGTTTTTTTTTCATCTTTTTTACGATTGTTCGTAACTGACTGAGTATCAACCAGTTACGACGATGCGACCGCCGCGCCGTCGTAACTCCCTGAGTATCAAGGAGTTACGAGGCTTTTTACTGGCACTTGACTGACTGACTTGTCAAGAATTTTCTTGCAGTTTTTTTCTGCGCTTCTCGGCAACTTTCTGCATCCGAATGATTTTATTCTTGCGGTTGCGCTTCAGTTGCTTGCGGTGTTTGGCGGCGGCTCTCTTGTCCATGATTTTTTTATTGGTGTGTTAGAGTTTGATGTGTGCGAGTTCTTTGCCTGTGATAGTGTTAGGCTTGCGCTTGCGCTTCTTTGGTGCGTTGAGCCAGTCAACGAACGTGAGCAAAGGAGCGAAGAACATAGCAGGTAAGAAAGTCACAGCGGCAAAGTGCAGGAAGTTATAAGCGTGATACCAGACCTCCCCGTCAGGGTTGGTGACATAGTAGCCGCCCATATTATCAAGTGCTAGCTCAACGCCTACGAAGTAAGCCATTAAGCCGAAGATGCCAAGGATTGCGAGAGTTGTAATGACAACAACAGTGATGAAGTGATTGATGAAGATTTGTTTCATTGGATTATAGTAGTTTATTTTTTTTTGTTTTGTTAGATTATTATCGGCAGTCCTCAGTCCACCATACTCTTGCCTCGGTGTCTACCCAGCATTCAACGCCTCTATTGTTGCGCCAGAATCTTGCGGCTTGCCCAAGCTCGCCATTGTTGTTTTTGTCTGCGTGTGCTTGGCGTTGCTTTCTGTTGCTCTCCCAAGCTGAGTCAGTTGGCCAACAGGTGGCGATCTCCACGCAGTCAACGACCTCGCCAGATTTGTTTTTGAATTGCTTTGTCATGTCAGTAGTATACCAGTTATTGAGTTAAATGCAAGGATTATTTTGATTTATTTTAGAGCCAGTCTTGCTCTCTGTTTTGTTCGTGCGCTTTCAAGATGCGCTCAATGGCAGATGCGCCTTGTGGACAGTCGGACTTGATCCAACCAACAAGGAAGCAAAGATCGTCCCGCATTACCTGCGCGGCATTGCGCTCGGTGGTGAACTTGTCGAAGTCGGACTTTTTGGTTTCTTTCGTTTTCATGATGTAACTATACCACAGATTAACAGGAACGCAAGTTTTATTTTACTTTTTTTTCACTTTGTTATCACTAACTTAGCGAGGCGGTCGAGTTCAAAGTCGATGCCGAAGGGCGAAGGCTTGGACAGGTCGCCCCAGTCTTCGATCTCGTCAAGTAGTGAAGTGGCAAGCGATGCCCAACAGTCGCGAGACAATCCCGCTGTAGCGTTGGCGCATACACGACGGACAACCAAGTCCACCGCATCAGTCGCGGCATCAGGGAACTTAGTTGTAAGGTGATCGAACAAAAGTTCGCCATCTTCATTGGCGAAGCGAGGAGCGAGACGGACGGCATCGGATATGAGTTGTGCTAACATAGATTTTTTATTTATTGTTTATTTATTACTCGGTAAGTATACCACAGATTGAGGGAAAAGTCAAGGGGAAAAGTGTTTTTATTTTGTTTTTTTATTCGCTCTCATGAGCGATGAAGAACCAACCAAGACCTTTACGGTCAACTTGTGCGATCCACTCCTCGCACTCTTCGCGAGTTCCGTAGAACTCAGCATCAAGAGAGTAGTTGTGGTAGACAACGTATTTATTTGTTTTTTCCATATGGTAAGTATACCACACTTTCACAGAAAAAGCAAGCTTTATTTTGTTTTTTTATCACTTTTTTTAGGGGGAGGGTTTTTTCAGAATTCTTGATTTTTTACTTGACAGCCGCAGCGCGGGGGGGTGGTGAATTCTATAAACATCAAGCCTTCAATTCAGTAATTCGTGTAAAAAAGAACATAGATGTCATATAAGTATAAAAACTCATTATTGTTGGGTCATATAGAACTTACAGAAAAACAAAGCATATTCCACAAGATCATGAGAAACCCCGAAACGCGGGTAGTATTTATTAGTGGGCCAGCAGGGACGGCAAAGACATTTTTGTCTGTTTATTCAGCACTATATAAACACAATAAGGACAATCTGCTTAAAATCCTATATTTAAGGAGTTTGGCAGAGAGTGCGGATAAGGGGATGGGTTTTCTGAAAGGTAGTATGGATGATAAATTTAATCCTTATATTGGACCCCTAGAAGATAAGCTGGATGAACTTTTAAATGCACATGAAAAACACCAATTACAACAGCGGGATGCGATAGATGCAGCCCCGATTAACTTTATCCGTGGAGCTACATGGAGAAACAAAGTTGTGATCGTAGATGAAGCGCAGAACATGACAATAAAAGAACTTACAACTGTCATTACCAGAATTAGCGCCAATTCTACATTATATATATGTGGAGACACTATGCAGAGCGATATTAATGCGACAGGCTTCGAAAAGTTCTGCAAGGTCTTTGATGATGATGAGAGTAAGCAGTATGGCATCCATCACTTACATTTTACTAAAGATGACGTTATGAGAGACAAGATTATCAGCTATTTAGTAGATAAAATTGAAAAAAGTGATTTAAATAAATAAAATTAGCCATGAATAAAGTTTTCTGTGTATCGTGTGGATCGAAGATTTTGTATGAAATTACAAAGCCAAAATTTTGTTCTAGTTGTGGAGAACCTATTGGATCTGTTTCTACATCTTCAAAAAGAGAAGAAGTTAAAGAGGAAACTGGACAGCTAGAAGTTGATATAGATAAATTAAAAAGAGATATAAAAGTAGAAGGGAACACCCAAGGGAATACTCTCCGAGACCTTTGGAGTTCTGTAAGTCAGTCTGAAGCTCAGGCAGGTGGTCTTGGGGGAGATTTTTCTCGTCCTGCGTCCTCTGAACCCGATGGTCAAGAGCTTTTAGATAAAATTCAAAGGGATTGCGCTTCTTCGCGAATGAGAGACATAGATGAGTCATGATTTCGATAGTCAAAGCGCAGATCTAGAAGAACTTTTAAAGAAATATCGACCGAAGTGGCAATTAAGCGCATTAGCTTGGATGGATTATGATGATGTCTGTCAAATAATACGCTTCCACATTCACAAAAAGTGGCACCTTTGGGATCAGACGCGACCTTTCAAGCCTTGGGCTTCGATGATTATATCGAATCAGATAAAAAATCTGATTCGTAATAATTATTCTAGCTTTGCCAAGCCTTGTCTACGATGTCCCCATAATATGGGAGCTACAAGCTGTGAATACACGAAGAGCAAGGAGCAAGATGAGAGTTGCGCTGATTTTGATAAGTGGAAAAAGAAAAAAGAAAGAGCGTTTAATATAAAACTCCCACTAGCTCTAGAAGAGGGTGTGGCGACAGGAACGTCATCTTTAAAAGATTTTGTAAATTACAAAAATTCATCAAATAAACTCCATCAGCTAGTAATGAAGGAGTTAAATGAAAAGCATAAGAAAATATATCACATGCTTTACATAGAAAACATTGATGAAAACGATGTAGCTAAAAAGTTTGGCTTCAAAGCAGATGCATCTAAGAGAAAAAAGCCTAGATACAAGCAAATGGCGAACTTAAAGAAGAAATTTTATACTATCGCCGTTAAAATTATGAAAGACCACGATATTTTATGAGCGACATAGAATTAACAGACGAACAAAAAACATTAATAGAACAGGAGTTTGCTGAAAATCCTGATTTAAAGCATATTACGCAGACAGTTTTCGAAAATGACTCTTTAGATGGTCGTTCGAAAGAAGGTAGGGCGGTTAGAGCATTTTTAATTAATAATAATTTAACTTTTACCACTACTCTTGTGCCAAGAGCAGAGGAGATAGAGTTAGATTCAGAGCAAAAGCAGTTTTTGATGAGCAATAATGTCGAAAGAGGCATGAATGCTCTAGAGATAGCTAGATTGACGTTTAAAGATAGAGAAATACAACCTCTTAGTCAACAGCATAGGACTGTTATGGAGTTTTTGCGTCGATATAGACCAGAAATTGTAGATGATAATGAAATGTTGACCAATGACAAGTGGTCACCACCAAAATCACTATCTAGATCTATTAAAAAAGTAAATGATTGGGCTGGGCAGAAATTTGATGAGATAACAATTCAAACAAAACAAAAGAAAATGTGCGAGAAGCTACTCTTCTACCTGAAGAGTCCAAGATTTGTGCATTTTATCAATCAATACTCAACAATAGCAGATAGAGACTTATTTGAGAGTGAATTTGTAAGAACAGTCTGGGACAAACCAGACTTAACAAATGATGAGCTAAATTTATATATTACGGTCTGCACAAACTATGTCAGACAGAAACATATCCAGCAAAGAATCGACAAATTAAATACAATGCTCAATGACACTGATAATGAGCGAGATTTAACATTGCGTCTTACTGAGCTTATAAAGGCTACTAGCGAGGAGTTAAACCAATGTGAGAAAAGAATCGAATCTTTGACTAAAGACCTAAATGGAAGCCGTCAGGCGCGTTTAAAGGCAAGAGGAGAGCAGAATGGGAGTATCGCCGCGCTTGTTGAGGCTTTTCAGGAGAAAGAAGAGCGTGATCGCATGATAATGATGGCAGAAATGCAAAACAAGTTAATAGAAGAGGAAGCTGACCGACTTGAAACGATGGACGAGTATAAGGCTCGTATTTTAGGTATCTCTAAAAAAGAAATATTATAATGGAATTCACTTGTCTAGAGTGTAACAAAAAGTTTGATAACAAGAGGAGCTTTCACGCGCACCTAAAAGCTCACGCTCTCACTATTGGTGATTACTACGTCAAACACTACGAAAGAAAAGATTTGTATTCGGGTGAAAAAATCCCTTTCAAATCTTACGATCAATACTTTAGGGATAATTTTATCAGTTATGATAATTTTAAGTTATGGATGGACTCGGCTCCAGAGGAAGATGTCAAAAATTACCTCAAAGAGAAAGCGAAACAAAAATTTGACTTAAAGGGGGTAAAAAGCTCTCCACCTAACCTTTTTTATGATTTGTCAGAGATGGCTGGCATTTATTATTATAAAAAACTATGGGGGTCTTATAAAAGTTTCTTGGATGAGCTAGGACTAGAGAATCATTTTTGTGGGGGACTGCCTAGAGATTTCTGGAAGGTTGATAGAAGTGGTATTCCATTATTTACAGATACAAGAGAAAAAGCTCCGTTAAAATTTAAAGACTCTATAATTAACAAATTAGATTTCGGGGATTATACAGCTAGAGGTAATTATTATACATCTACATTTGTAGATAGGAAAGCTCAGGATGACTTTAGGCAAACCTTCGGCAAAGATATAAAGAGATTTAGGAGAGAGATGGATAGGTGTGTTCAGTTTAATTCATATATGTTTGTAGTAGCAGAGACAACTATTAGTAAACTAGAAGAACACAATAAAAAATCTAAATTCAAATCTAACTTAGGGTATCTGTGGCACAATGTTCGCAATCTGCTTATAGATTACCCGAAAAACCTACAAATCATTTTTGCACACAATAGAGCAGGAGCTAAAAAAATCATTCCACTAATTCTGCACTATGGAGACGGATTGTGGAATACAGACTTACAATATTTTATAGATGAACGAGTAAATGTCTTGGACAAAGGGAAAACAAGGATATCGGCTTGAACATTCTTCAATAAAGCTCAATAAAGAGCTTTTAGAATTAGAGGGTGGCATCAAAGAAGAAGAAGCAAAGTATTTGCTGTATAAGTTCTTACGCAACAATATAGCATTTACTTCTGAGTTATTTTTAGGTGTTAAATTATTTCCCTTTCAAGCGATGGCTATCAAAGGAATGATGGTTTCTGACTACTCTATGTTCGTATTTTCGCGGGGTATGTCGAAGACATTCTCTACAGCTATTTATGTATTACTAGAGTGTCTGCTTAATCCTAATTCAAATATAGGTGTTATTGCAGGTAGCTTTAGGCAATCAAAACAAATCTTTCAAAAGATGGAGGATATTGTTAGCAAACCCGAAGCAAGCTTAATCAAAGAGTGCGGTTTTAAAATACAAAAAGGAACTGACCAATGGACTATGAGCTTGGGTAAGGCTAGGGCGATAGCCCTTCCGTTAGCTAATGGTGAAAGACTTCGTGGATTTCGATTTAATAGGATTGTGCTGGATGAGTTTTTAACTATTCCTGAAAAGATATTTAATGAAGTTATTATTCCATTTTTGGGGGTTGTCGAAAACCCCACGGAAAGGGAGGAATTATACAATCTAGAATCCCGACTAATCGACAAAGGCGAGATGACAGAAGAGGAGAGGTATATCTGGCCCAATAACAAACTCATTATTCTTTCATCTCCATCATTTAAGTTTGAGTATATGTATAAGCTTTATAAAAAATATGAAGACTTAATACACGGACAGTCGATAAAAGAAGGCGATGATGAGGACGATTTTAAAGATGATGCTTATAGGCTAATTATGCAATTAAGCTACGATTGCGCTCCATCAAGACTGTATGATCAAAACCTGCTTAAACAAGCTAAGGCAACTATGAGTGAGATGCAGTTCAAGAGAGAGTTTGGAGCACAATTCATAGATGAGAGTGATGGATACTTTAGATTATCTAAAATGGCTGCTTGCACTATACCTGACGGAGAATCTCCCGCTGTTGAAGTTGTGGGTAATCCTAGTGATGAGTATTTATTATCTTTTGACCCTAACTGGGCTGGGAATACAAGTGCTGACCATTTTGCCATGCATGTGTTTAAAATAGATAGAGACACACAAAAGGTTTGTTTAGTTCACAGCTACGCTATAGCTGGCGTTTCTCTAAAAGAGCATATGGAATATTTCCTATACTTAATACAACACTTTAATATTATTGGTATCTGCGGTGACTACAATGGAGGGGTTCAGTTTATAAACTCATGTAACGAAAGTGCTTTATTCAAAGACAATAAAATAAAAATTGGTGTTATTGAGGTAGACTTAGAAAAACCAGAAAACTGGCACTCTGATATTTTAAATTTTAAAAATCAATACAACTTAAAAGATAGAAAATACTGCATACTAAGAAAACCTACTTCGAATTGGATTAGAAATGCAAATGAGATGTTGCAAGCTGCTATAGACCATAAAAGAATTTTATTTGCTTCTAGAGCGGTAGACGCTCACTTTGACGCACAAAGGAAAAAGAACATACCTATAGATAGACTAAAATGGGATGTAAAAGCACCAAAGGCTTCTAAGGGTGCAATGATGATCGACTTAATTGATCATCAAAAGTATGTGGTTGAACTTACAAAGTCTGAATGTGCTAACATTGAGGTGGTAGCTAACCCTCAAGGTTCTCAATCATTTAACTTACCGCAAAACCTAAGAAGGCAAAAAGGTCCAAACAGAGCTAGGAAAGACTCATATTCTGCTTTGGTTTTAGGTAATTGGTTCGCGAAAGTATTCTTTGATGCAGAAAATGCGTCTGTAGAGAAAAAACCTCAAGGAACATTTATTCCTTTTGCAATTTGAAAAGTTTCAAAGTAACTTTTATAACTTTAGTGTAAACTTTGATATGCCTCGGAAATATACCAAACGATCAGAATATTGGGAGAAGTTCAAAAAATCAGAAACTCCCATAGAGAATTTATTAAACCCCAGCGCAGAAGGCTTTATTCCTGAGTTAATTGGTGAACCTATTTTTAATTCCAGTGAGGCTTCTCGTCTTAATAATCCTACAGCGAGGACTGCCGCTAGAACTAACAGGGCGGCTACAGGTTTAGCTGGTAAGTTTGAAAATATTAAAGACGGAGTATTACCATTTAATTACGAAAAAGATTCTGCTGATGTCAAAGAGGCTATTGAGCTTTGTCAAAAAGCTTATTTTAATATTTCAGTTTTTCGAGGAACTATAGATCTACTATCTGAATTCGCAGATTCTGACCTATATGTCGAGGGTGGCAGTGATAAATCAAGAAAATTTATCGAAGCTTGGTTTAAGCGTATTAAGATTCATGATTTAAAATCACAATACTTTAGAGAGTATTATAGGTCTGGCAATGTTTTCTTTTATAGGGTTGATGGTAGGATTCCACTAAAGAACTCTCAAAAAATGCTTGAGGCTTATGGTGCTAGTGCTAGGAAAGAAATACCAATTAAATATTTACTAATTAACCCAAGTGATATTGCGACCAAGGGATCTATCTCCTTTAGTGGGTATGAATATTTCAAAGTCTTATCTCCTTTTGAGATATCTAGATTACAAAAGCCCACCACAGAGCATGAGGTGGAAATGTTTGAATCTCTTCCAGAAAATGTGCAATTAGCTCTAAAGAGCGGTAAAAACGCATATGCTATGTCAAGAGTTCAGATTAAATTAGATCCTGAATTATTGCATGTCGTGTTTTCTAAGAAGCAAGATTACGAGCCATTAGCTGTCCCTGTAGGTTATTCTGTTTTAGATGACCTAAATAGAAAAATAGAACTTAAGAATATTGATCAAGCTATTAGCCGCTCAATTGAAAATGTTGTTTTACTTGTAACAATGGGTAACGACCCAGATAAGGGTGGTATAAATCATAAGAACTTGGCCGCAATGCAACAAATCTTTAAGAACCAGAGTGTTGGGCGAGTTTTAGTTTCAGACTACACGACTAAAGCTGATTTCATTATTCCAGATATTAGAAAAGTAGTAGGTCCAGAAAAATATGAAGTCATTAATAAAGACATAGAAAATGGATTACAGAATGTTTTGATTGGCGACTCTAAGTATTCTGATACTCAAATTAAAATGAAAGTGTTCTTCCAAAGACTTGAAGAATCAAGGAGAACATTTTTAAATGATTTTATTAACCCCGAGATCAGAAGAATTTGTAAGGCTGCTGGTCTTCGTTCTTGGCCAGAGGCTAAGTTTTCAAAAACTGATACGATGGATGACAACAATTTAGCCAAGCTAGCTACTAGGTTAATGGAGTTGGGTGTTCTCACTCCTGAGCAGGGTATGCAGGTTGTTCATACAGGAGCTTTCCCAGAGCCTAAAGATATGAGAACTGCACAAGACAGGTTTAAAGATGATAGGGAGCAGGGTCACTATATGCCATTAGTTAACACAATTAATCTTTATGATGAAGGAGGAGAAGGCGGCGACCCAGAGCCTAAAGACGCTCAAAAGCCCGAAACGCCACCTGTATCCCCATCTGGAGGCAGACCTTTAGGAGTCTCTAATTCTAAATCTTTCTCAAAGAAAAATATTGTAGAGGCAACTAAAAGATTAAATGAATTTGAGCTTTTAGCTTTTAGGGAATTCGCAAGTAAGTTTGGAATAAAAAGAATGTCTAAACAGAAAAAAGAAATGGTAACTCAAGTTTGCGAGTCCATTGTAATAGCTAAAGATTCTTCAGAGTGGGAGACAACTTTAGCAGAAGTAGTAGGCGATTTAGATAAGTTAACTGGGTTAAATGTTCATGAAAAAGTATTAGAACTTGGCTCTCAACACCAATTAGATGATTTATCTTCTGCGATTTTATATCATTCAACGCAAATTTCTGTGTAATAAAAAATATGTCATTGGATGATTTTAACATTTGTCTATTTGAAGGTAAGGTAAGAGAGATAAAAGACGAGGAGTTTGAACTTTTTGGTCTGTCCCAAGGTGCCATACAAGAGGCAGCAGAATCACTGTTGCCTGATGATTTTGACCCTGAAGAAAATATCGACGTATTGCCTGTTGTTTTTAATTTAGCGAAGGTTAATGAATTCAATAAAAACGGAGACGGTATTGATGCAAAAACTGCAATTGCTGCCGTAAAACGATTTATCAATAAGCCGATTAACATCGAACACAAAAAAGATAAAATAGTTGGTCACATGATCAATGCGTCCTTCTCAGATAGAGAGTTTGACTTTAAAAACAACGATATTGAATCTTACGCCGACAAAAAAGAACCGTTTTACATTAATGCGGCAGGGTTAATATACAAATCTATATACCCACAGTTAGCTGAAGCTATTACGACTGCTTCTGAAGAAGATGAAGAATCTTATCAAAGTATTTCTACAAGCTGGGAGTTAGCCTTCAAAGAGTTTGAAGTTGCTGTCGGATCTAACTATTTAAAAGATTCGACTATTGCTGAAGGTGCCGAAAAGGAGGGATTAAAGCAATATATCAAGGGGTTGGGAGGCAAAGGAAAAGATGAAAAAGGCAACCTTGTTAACAGATTAATTGTTGGTCAGACATACCCATTAGGAGCAGCATTAACAAGAAACCCTGCTGCTGCTGTAAGGGGAGTTTATCTATCTAAAGAAGAGCAAGAAGATAAAAAAATAGAAAAAATTTCCCGAAACACTAATATTAATGTAAAGTCTGACAAATTAAAAAACATTTTTAATATGGATAAAGAACAATTCGACGAACTTATTACAAAGTTAACTAAGAGTGTTGCTTCCGCTGTGAGGGAGGACTCTGAAGCTAAAACTTTAAGCGAGACCATTCGTGACTCGCTTATGGAACACAACGAATCTTGGAATTCTAAGATTCAAGTTGAACAGGAAGCTAAGGCAAAGGCCGAAGCTGAGCTTGCGGAGTTGCAAGACTCCTTTAAGCAGACGCAAGAAGAACTTAACGCACTCAAGAATGATGTCGAAGCGAAAGCTGCGGTTGATCTCTTCAATGACCGCATGAACTTCATTGACAGTGACTACGACCTTAATGAAAAGGAATTAGCTCTTGTCACCGCTGAAGTTAAAGAGCTTGGTTCTTCAGAAGAAGATTTTAATAATTATAAAGAAAAGCTTGAGATTATTTTTGCTCATAAACTCAAAAAGAATATCGAAGCTCAGGAAGCTGAAATAAAAGCTCGTATTGACGAGGCTGTTGCTAGTCGCGAAGAAGGTGACGAAGATCCTGAGGAAGAAGCTCCTGAGGGAGAAGATGATTCTGAAGATGAGCTTGAAGTAGAAGAAAAAGACGAGGAGTCTGACGCTTCTATTCCAAACAATAACGCAGAAGCTAGCGAAAAACTTTCTTTGGTCGAAAGACTCAAGAAGAACTTCACTTCAATCGAAGTATCTTAAATTCAATCAACACTAACTAATTATGGCTAACGAAATTACACGTTTATTGCCCTTCCGTCAATACGATGAGAATGATGTTATTAACTTCTATTCTCTCGATGACGAAACGGGTGAGGCGGGTTCTGTCGTGAAGGTAAGCTCTGCTAACCTTCAAGATGAGCCTGTCAAGTATGTTGAGCGGGGCGATTCCGACTCGTATCAATCAACTTTGGGACATGGCCTGTCTCTCTACCCTGAAGTGCCTTACAAGGTCACCAAGTGTAGCGATACTGGTGCAGGTGTCAAAGCGTTGGGAATCCTTTTACGAGATGTTCGTAACAAGGATGAAAATGGAGAAAACCTTCTTTACTATCCGCAGAAAAAAGAAGAACTTCAGTGCGTTGTTTCTGGTGAAGCTGTTCCTATCGCTACGAGAGGCTTGTTCACCATTAACACTAAAGGGCTTACAAACGGAGTTGTTCCTTCGGTTAACGATTATGCGTTACCTTCTAAGAATGGAACCATCACTGGTATTTCTAGTGCTACTCCTGCCAAACATGCTGAGCATCACGCTCACAACATTGGAAGCTTTATCGCAACAGGACATAGGGACTCCGTAAGCTCTACAGATGCTTTCGAGGGTGCATATGCAATTCTTAAACTTCGCTGCTAATATTTTACGATCATGAAAATCACAATCAAAAGAACTGAAGATCAGTTAGCTCTTATCAGGGCAATGGGATCTAATAATCGTGAAGAGGCTTATGAGGCTCAGGCGGCAGTTGCAGAACTGCTCGGACCTGTCGTATCTGAAGTTATTAATAACGCTCCAACTATTGGAAATTTGTATACCACTATTTCCTATGGAGAGGACGACAATCCGTCTTTGCCTCTGGATCTTTTCCACGATATCACTGATGAGAACTACATTCAAGTGTATTCTCAGCAGGTTGCTGGGGGTCTTCCATACAGTCAAGTCTTTCCTGCTCACAATGAACTCAAGTTTCAGACTTACACTCTGGACAGTGCTCTTGCGTTTGACCGCAAGTATGTCCGTAAGGCTCGTCTTGATGTTGTTAGCAAGACTTTCACTAGGATGGCTCAGGAGGTTCTGCTCAAGCAGACCAAAACCGCTTTTAACGTCCTTGCTACTGCACTTTGCAAAGCGCAAGGAAACACTGCAAGTCAGGGTAGCCAAGTAATTGGTTCTACCACTGCGAATCGCTTCGTGCTTGATGACCTTAACAGGCTCATCACCAAGAGCAAGCGTATCAACAGTTCCTTCGATGGAGGGACTCCTGTTGGCGGTGTTAAGTCTGGTGTTACCGATCTTTTGGTATCTCCAGAAATGGTTGAAGCACTTCGTGCAATGGCTTACAACCCAATCAACACGATTGACGCTAGGAACACTAGTCCAGCAGCCGCTGGTGATGCAGGTGGTCAAATGGCTCCTGATGCTCTTCGCCAAGAGCTTTTCTCTGGCGCTGGTCTTCCTTCTTTCTATGGTATCAATATCATGGAAATCAATCAGATGGGAACTAGTCAGTCATTCAACAAGTTATTCGGAGTCGTTGCAGCAGCCGAAGGCAATATTGTCGGCGGCGGCGGTAGCGGGTCATTTAACTCAGCTAATGATGAAATCCTTATCGGTATTGACCGCAGCAAGGATTCACTCATCCGTCCTACGGTTATCGGTGAAGGTTCTCCTTCAGAGTTTCAGGTTCTTGTTGACGATCAGTTCTCTGTTCGTCAGAACAAGATCGGTTACTACGGTAAAGTTGAAGAGGGTCGTCTCTGCATTGATGATCGCGCTCTCATCGGACTTGTTGTATAAACAACCGTGTCACTCATAAAATTGGGCCACCCTCGAAAGGGGGTGGCTCTTTTTTTTGATTTTTTATAACTTTTAGCTATCATATAATATGAGTAAGAAAAAGTCTGCTAAGAAAAAAAACGCTAAAAAAATGGAAGTGTCTAAGGGAGTAGAGAAAAAACATCTTGAGGAATTTGATGTTACGGATGGTAAGGATAGGAGTAAATTCGAAAAGGAGCTACAAGAGGTTAAGGAGCTTGAAGAATTACTAGGTATGCCTCAAATGAATCCCTATGGGACTCTCAATAGAGAATTATTTAGCAGAAAATTGGAGGATTCTTCTGCGTCTGAGTTAACAGATTTGGCGGCTAGAGTTGGCTTGCCCAGAGAGAGAAATATGAGGTTGTTAAAAAACTCTTTGATGAAATCTTTCGACTTTTATGCACAAAAACATGACGTTACTGTGCAAGGTCAAGCTAAACCAATTATAGATCCAAGTTCCCCAGATTATGATTCTGCTGTAAAGTTATTTAAAGACTTATAACTTTATGAATGACCTTGGTTCTTTAGCTAGTGGAATTGTTACTTACGATTTCCCAAATGATACTGGAAGCTATAATATTGGCTTTGTATCTGGCTGGCTAGAAACTAACATAGGAGAGCTTAATGGTCTTCTGCATGAAGACTTTACTATTGATACCACTGGGGCTATCCGCTTAGGCGACACTGGTTTGGCTCCAGTAGAGAAGAATATTTTTTCTACTCTTTATGAAATTTGGTATTATCAAAAATCTGCCAGAGAGTCCTTAAGGTCTTTTACTTATTCTGATTCTGTAGATTGGGTCACCCTTAAAGAAGGGGACACAACTATCCAAAGACAGAACAAAAACTCTGTAGCTAAAACATATAGAGATTTATCAGAAGAAGCTAACTCAAGATTAGATAATCTTATTTATCAATATAATTATCAAAAATCATCTCCTTTACAAGTGGCAGGGACAGATGGCACTTACAATTTATCTGGAAAGCTAGTATGAAATTATGGCATCTCTTCTTACAGACGCAGAAAAAACAGTTATCAATTCAGCTTTAAGCGATGTTCATGATACATTTGCTAGGAATATATATGTTTATGTAAAAGAAAGCTCAAGCACCCCCACAGAGCTTAATTATAACCCCTTGTATGGCAGAAGGGTTAATGTGTCTAAAATATCCTCAGAGGACACTCTGACTAAGTATACCTATACTGCTAGGATTTTCTACAAGAACCAGCAAGAGGAAGATATTATTGACGGGAACGGGCAAATGAACTTAATGGCTTCTGAGGGAGAGGTGAGAATTAAAGTTAAGTCTGATGCTTATGAAAAAATAAAAATTTGCTCTAAAATAGAAGTTGATGACGAACTATATGTTGTTAACGGGGATGCAAAAGTAATCGGACCATTTGACGCTCAGTTTTATTCTATATTTTTAAAACGTGAGAACTAATGGCGGGTAAAAAGTTTATATCAGCATCGAGACCATTGGTCACTGTTAATGCTAAGGAACTCCTTAGAGAGCTTACTGTTGATTCTCCTAATAGTAAAGCTATGGCTATGGCCCTGAGAGCCGAAATAGAGCCTAAGCTTAGAGATAAGCAACAACAACTGCAAAAGCAATTTGAAAGGCATCCTATTACTGTAGAGTTAAGGGCAGGACCAAGAGCTAGCAACACCAGCGGGACATTAGGTGGTTATGGTAACTTATATTCATTTATAGGTTTTTCTGGAGGAGATCCAACGCAGTTAGTTTCTAGTATTTTTAATGAAAAAATAAGATTTGAAGTAAGGAGAAAAAATAGTAGAGGTTTGTATAACGTAAGGTTTTTTATACCCTCCTTACAGGAGATTTATAGCTTAACTCCAATTCCTTGGATGACTGGTAAAAGTTGGGTTGAAGCTGTCGAAAAGAGTGGCTTGAGCAACTTGGGTCAATATTTGTATAGTGCCTCAGGTTTTGGTCAATCAAGCTCAGGAACAGGTATACAGGTCAAAAACAAGTCTTCTAGTGTAACTTTTAATACAACCCCTTATGTCGGCAAATTAATAGAAGACTTTAAAAAGAAGTTATTAAGATTAGATAAATGAAAGCACAATTTGATCAGGATCTTTTATCAAGTTTTTACTTGTGGTTTGAAAATCGTTTATTAGGCAGTAAATCACAAGCCTATCAAACAAATTTAGATAACGCTTTCACTTCGGGAAATTTTCCAGACATTCCTCCTTCTCATATTGCCTTTCAGGGTAAATATAGACAACTAGTGGGGGAGCATGGAGTAGACAATCCAAACTCTGGGTTCTTTCTAGGCAATTTTTTCATAACAGGTAATTACGATCAAAACGGAGGAGTTTATACTGACTATGATAATGGTAGGTTAATTTTTCCACAAGCTTCGGGTGCTAGCATAGGGAGCACTGCTCTTACTGCTAATTCTACAGTAAAAGAAGTTAATACATATATAACTAACGACACAGACGCTCAAACAATACTACATTCTGATTTTAAGGATAGTGCTACAGAGTTGCCTTATCAATATGGCAAAACTAATGAGCATGATGAAACAACTTATTTTTTACCCGCTTGTTTCCTGTCTATTGCTTCTTCTGATAATACAGAGTTTTCTTTTGGGGGAGAGGAAGACACCAGATCAAATATCAGAGTGATGGTTCTCTCATTTGATAATTATACATTAGATTCAGTTTTGTCTCTTTTTAGGGATACTGTAAGAGAGGATATAACTCATGTTGCTTATGGAGATTTTCCTTATGGGTTCTCTTTTTCCATTAAGGATTTCCCGTATAGCTATGATACTCTAATTGATAATCAACCATCTAGCGCGGTAAAATCGCACATTTTAAATACTTCGGTTTCTAAGGTTGTATCCGAGAAAATAAGAGAAAACCTCAATAAAAACATTTCAATTGGCTATATAGACTTTGAATTATGCACTTATCGTTTCCCTAGACTTTAAATCCGTGTAAGAAAGTGTAAACATTTTATATTCTTAACTTTTTTAAAATATGGCTTCTAGAACAAGAGTAATTTCACAGAGTAAGGCTCTGTATGTGTGTCCTACAGGGACAATACAAACGGGAGGAACCGCTGTATCAAAGGCGAATGCTACAGATAGTGGTATCTTTCCGAAACAACTTCATCGTGTAGACACCTTCTCTTTTGACGTAGACATCGCTGGTGCGCGTCAAGATATTAGGGAATTTGGTCAACTAGCACGAATTGGGACATTAACAATGTCAGAACTAAACCCAAGTTTCTCAATGGGTTATTATTTAGGAAACGGCGAAAATGAGGGGTCTTTAGGATTTGCTGTCAATGGATTAAATCCTGATGGATCTCTTGCTGGCCAGTTTCTATCTGGTATTATAACAGAAAACGATAATAAAAGAGAAAAGAACATTTTTGTTCTTACTGTTAAGGAGGGTGATGATGCTTTCCAAAACAGTGCAGATGCAAATAAGGCTACACTAACCCCATTCACTTTTGCCGATCAACAAAATCATGATGTTGTCTCTTTCGGTAACTGCACCGTGAATAGCTACACTGTTAACTTTGCTGTTGGGGAAATCCCAAGGGTTGATATTGAGGGAGAGGCTCAAAACATTGAAATCGTAGAAGGTTTCAGTTCAGGTCTTTATAACCCTTCTCTAAACGTAAATGCTGGTAGGGCAGACACAGGGCAGCTTCAATTGGGTATTCCGAGCACAGGAGGTATGGATGTCCTTGTCCTCAGGCCAGAAGATGTGACTATCTCATTTAGCAATGATGAGTTCGACTTTGGGGGAACAAACTTGTCAGATATGCACATTCAAAGTGCTTCTATCGAGGTTCCGATGTCTAGGGGTAATATCTCTGCTCTTGGAAAAGAGAGGGCTGTTGCTAAGCCGCTAGAGTTCCCAATTAACGTAACTC